CCCCCCCCCGCGCCCCCCCCCCCCCCCCCCCCCCCCCCCCCCCCCCCCCCCGCCCCGGGGGGGGGGGGGGGGGGGGCCCCGACCCGCGCAGGGTAGGTCGCTAGGAACCGCGCTCGTTACCACGATCGCGGTCGATCCATCCGCGTAGGATCATGTCGACGGTTGCAGCGCGCTCTGGCGTCCAGGTGACGCGATCCACGAGCGCCTGCAACGCCGGCACAGGCGAAGAAGGATCTCGGGGAGCCATCGGCGGTCGATGACCGGCGAGCTCGAGCACCTGGTCGATGGACACGCTGAACACGTCGGAGATCGTGTCACAGGAACGCGGGTCGGGCAGGCGCTCTCCGCGGAACCAGCGGTTGACCACCGAAGACGACACGCCAAGACGGCGAGCGGCATCGGCCTGATTCCACTCGCGTCGCCTCAGTTCACGTTGAAACCACGCAGCAAAGGCATCGCTGTCTGACATGCCCACAATGCTAGTTGACAGGGTTGTCAGGTTGGAGTAGGATGCTGCCATGAAGCAATTGCCCCCGCGCTACCGCGCTACGAATGTGGTTCTAACCATACGCGATCAGGGCCGTACCGTGTCGTGGCTGGCCAGGAGAATCGGTGTATCCAGGCAGTACACGAGCAGTGTGGTGCACGGCCACATCGATGTCGCCGAACCGGTTGCGATTCGCATCGCGACAGAGATCGGCGTGCCCTTTTTTTTGCTCTTTGAAGTGTCAAAGAGCAGTGAAATCAACCCAGATCGGGTAGACGCGGAGGTGCTGGTGTGAGCGAGCTGATGGGGATTGACGAGGTGGTGGCGCTGGCGGGACAGGGCGCGGCGGACATGGCTGGGCGGTGGCGCGCTGTCTACCGCACGGCAGGGATTCCGCCGCAGTGGGTGGCGGACGAGACGCTGTCGCTGGCCCGGGCGCTGGTGGAGGACGCGCTGGGGGTGAACGCGCTGGTCCAGCGGTGGCAGCGCGAGCACGGGAGCCGGGAGCAGCAGGAGGTGGCCGGGGAGTTCTTCGCCACGATGCAGGGCGTGCATCGGCAGCTCGAGCGGCTGGGGCTCGAGGGGATCGACCGGCTGTGCGAGCGACTCGCTGGCGCAGAGGTCGTTGTTCATGCGGTCTGAAGTGCACGGCTCGTGCCATGGGCGCGGGGAGGTTGTGATGGCTGAAGGGATGTGGCTCTCGATCGCGGAGGCGGCGCGGGAGCTCGGGGTGTCGGAGCCGACGGTGGTGGCTGGTGTCGAGCAGGGGCGGATCGAGGCGGTCCGCCTGGGCGAGACGCACCGGGTGACGCGGATTCACCGGCACGCGCTGATGCCGTGGTTGAAGGGTGAGTTCAACCGGAGCCAGGCGGCGGCGCGAGCGGCGCTGGTGGTGCGGATGCGCGAGCAGCGGCTGGTGGTGGAGCGGATGGAGGCGGAGCTCGATCGGGAGCGTCGCCGGTTGCTCGAGGTGATGCGGGAGGTGGAGCACGAGGCGGGCGCCTCGGTGACGGACGACGGACGTCGTCTGCGGGTGGTCTGAGGCTCGCGCGGCGGCAACCGCGCGAGCCCCAAGGAGAAGAACGACCGTGATCAATTCTAACAGGCACGACAAGGACGATCTGATGGACCAGCAGCGGCGCTTCATGACGATCGACCGGCCTCGCGGCGTGGAGCCGGTGACGCTGTACGTGCGGCCGGTGACGCCGACGCAGGCGCTCCACAACGTCGAGATGGCGCTGGTGCTCGTGCGGGACTGGCGCGAGGAAGCGCTGGAGCTGCGGACGTTGCGGCTGCGGGATCGGGTGGAGATCCAGAACCTGCAGGAGCTGCTGGCGGACGCGCTGTGGGACCTGGAGCAGCTGCGCAAGCGCTGTGAGGAGGCCGAGTAATGGCGGCGGTGGAGTCGGTTGGTGGGCGCCGGGGCTCGTGGCGCATCGATGTGGCGGAGGACGGCGGGTACGTGGTGTTGACGGTGGTCTATGTGGACCTTCGCGGCATTGACCAGCCAGTGGTCGACGCGCAGGACGTGGAGATCGACCCGCAGGACGCGCTGACGCTGGCCGAGGTGCTGCGCAAGGCGGCGCTCGCTGCCGGGATGCAGACGTGGTGAACCGCGACCCGTGGCGGGATGGCTATCGGTCGTGGTCGTGGGGCGAGCGGGATCGGGCGCGGCGGAGCTGGCGACGGTGGTTGCCGCGATGGTCGAGGTGACGGTGATGCGACTGGTGGTGCTGTTCGGTGCGGGTGCGGCGATCGGGACGTTCGGGGCGTTGCTGCTGGCGATCCGGGTCGCGGAGACGGTGACCCACGAGATGCGCGTGGCGCGCGAGTTCGAGCACCGGCAGTGGCGCGCGTTTGTGCGTCGGCAGGTGCGTGGTGGGCGCTCGATGACGGGCGCCGATCAGATCGGAGTGAACTAGATGGGCGGGCAGCGGTTCGACCTCAAGGACTACATCCCGGTGCAGGAGCGGATCAACTTCTTCTGGCGGGACTACCCGGACGGGCACATCACGACGCAGCTGATGAGCGATCCGGAGGACTTCACGCTCTGCCGCTATCGGGCGGAGGTGTACCGCTCGCTCGAGGACAAGCGGCCGGCGGCGACAGGGCACGCGTTCGAGCGGGCCGGGCAGGGGATGGCGAACCAGACGTCGCACGAGGAGAACTGCGAGACCTCGGCGATCGGGCGGGCGCTAGCGAACCTGGGGTACGCGACGAGCCACTCGCAGCGGCCGAGCCGGGAGGAGATGGGCAAGGTGCAGCGGGCGGAGGCGGAGCACAAGCCGAAGGCGACACCGGCCCAGGCGCCGCAGCAGCCACCGCAGCAGCCGGCCCCGGTCGAAGCCCAGCAGCCGGTGGCGGACAAGGACGATGCGGCTGCGCCGATCAACCAGAAGGGGATGGGCGCGCTGCACGCGGCGGCGGGGAAGCGAAACCTGAGCCACGACGACGTGAAGGCGATGGCGGTGGCGCGCTACGGCGTGACGTCGACGAAGGAGCTGACGGTCGGGCAGGGGCGGGAGCTGTACGTGTGGCTGTCGCAGACGCCGGACGAGCAGCTGGTCGATCTGGTGGTCGCTGCGCGGGAGCAGCTGCGGCGGTCGGGCGTGAACCCGATGTTCGCCTAGGAGGAATGACGTGGCGAGTGGGGCGCATGTGACGGTGATCGGGCACCTCGGGGCGGACGCGCAGCTCGAGTACGCGCAGAGCGGGACGGCGCGGCTGCGGTTTCGGGTGGCGGTGAGCGATGGCACGGAGCGGGAGCCGCACACGACGTGGTTCTCGGCCACGTTGCTGGGGAAGCGCGCGGAGCAGTGGTCCGAGTGGGGGCTGGTGAAGGGCGCGCTGGTGGCGGTGATCGGGCGGCTGAGCGTGCGGGAGTGGGAGTCGAAGGAGGGGGAGCGGCGGTTTACGCCGGAGGTGCTGGTGGACCAGGTGCTGAAGCTGGACAAGCAGCAGCAGTCTAACGGGGCGCAGGCCAACGGCGTGGTGCCGTTCTAGGAGGGCGCGATGAACTGGCTGCGGCTCTATCACGAGGTGCTCGACGACCCGAAGGTGCAGCGGCTCGACCCGGTGGTGTTCAAGGCGTGGGTCAACCTGCTCTGCCTCGCGAGCCGCAGCCAGCCGCGCGGGGTGCTCCCGGGAATCGAGGACATCGCGTTCGCGTTGCGGATGGGAACCGACGAAACGAATGCCGCCGTGGAGCTCCTGGTGGCTCGTGGGCTGATCGATCGCACCAAGAGCGGGCTAGCGATGCACAACTGGGAAGCGAGGCAATTCAAGTCAGACAACGTTTCAGAGCGCGTGCGTCGTCATCGACAGGCAACGTCTGGTGAAACGTTACATGAAACGTTGCGCGATAAGACGGCTGTAACGGATGAGCAACGTTCCACGGAACGGAATAGTAACGCCCTAGATACAGAACAGAACAGAACAGAAACAGAGCAGAGCAGAGGAGATATGGGCGCTAGCGCGCCAGCAAAAGTGACGCCGATCGAGAAGGGGAAGCGGGGGACGAAGGCGCCGAAGCATTTCGACCTCGATGCGGAGCACTACGACGCGGCGGAGGCGCTGGGGTTCACGACGCAGCAGACGGTGGACGAGACGGCGCGGTTCCTCGACTGGCACCGGGCGAAGGGGACGACGCACGTGGACTGGACCGCGGCGTGGCGGAACTGGATGCGGAAGGCTCGGGACCTGAAGGCCGAGCGCGGCTCAAAGCAGACCGATGCGGACTACTGGGCGGAGTTCGACCGGCTGACGGGCGGCGGTGATGTGGAGGTGGGGCCGTGACCTCGTTGAAGCAGGCGCTCGCGGAGTTGCGGACGGCGTTTCCGCAGCGGGATGTGCCGGTGGCGACGCTGGCGTTGTACGCGCGGCAGCTGGCGGACCTCGATGAGGCGGCGGTGGTGGACGCGGTGTACCGCCTGATCCGGACGGCCAAGTTCTTCCCGACGATTTCGGAGATCCGGGAGGCGGCGGTGGCCGGCGGGCCGATGGACGGCCTGGCGGAGGCGGCGTGGGCGGAGGTGCGCAAGGAAGCGGCGCGGGTGGGCTGGAACCGGGGGCCGGTGATGCGGAACCGGGAGCTGGTGGAGGCGGAGGCGCCGGTGTTTGCGAACCCGATCACGGAGGCGGCGGTGGCGTCGATGTCGTGGCGGCTGATCTGCCTCGGGGAGCAAGCGGAGGTGCGGGAGCAGTTCCTGTGGACGTGGAAGAACCTGTCGAGCGGGCTGGTGAAGCGCGGGCAGGCGGCGGACGGGGGGCTGAAGGGGCTGCCGGGGGCGTCGGATTTGGTGGCGCTGAAGAGGGTGAAGTGATGGTGACGAAGAACGACCAGGTCGGGCGGTCCGGCAAGACGCTCGACAAGCACGTCGAAATGCGAAAGCTATTTGGGATGGCGCTCACGTTCACGAAGAACCTGCGTGCAGGGAAATACCCGCATGAGAAGACGCTGTCCAAGTTTGTCTATGTCGACCTGCACGCTGGATGCGGTGTTTATCCGGACGGAACAATCGGAAGCCCGCAGTTGTTTATCGACGAAGCCGAGCGCCTCGGTGAGCCGTATCACGCGATTCTTTGCGAGGTCGGCGCCGAGCAACTGATGAGCTTGCACTCACTTTACGGCAGGAATCCGAACGTCACGGTGGTCGGTGGTGATCACATGCGCACCGTTGAATCTGTGCGTTCGGTTATCCAGCAGGTTCGTGGCGACCGTGGGATTGTCTACGGCCTGGTGCTTGCCGATCCGAATGGAGCTGATGTTCCGGTGGAGGTGATCAACCAGATTGCCTCTGGATTCAAGGGCTCGCGCATTGACGTTGCGATATCGACGGGAGCGACCTCGTTTAAGCGTCGTGATGGCCAGCGGCTTCCTGGCGTGTTGGGTGGGATTAACAAGCGGTACTTCAAGTGTTTTTGGGATATCGGGGGGAAGTGGCAGTGGCAGATCTGGGTCGCGTCGAACTGGACGAATGCCGGAAAGAGCTTCCCCGCTGGAGCTCACTGGATGGACAGCAAGGGGAATCAAGAGGACGCGTTACTCAAGGCGGCTTTCACGAGCAGAGAAAGAGCGGTCGGCCTGCATCTCCGTATCGAACCTACCGCGAGTATCTCCGTCATCCCGAGTTCCGGAAGGTCCGAGCGCAGGTCTTCTCCCGATCAGGAGGTTGGTGCGAACGATGCCGGGTTGCCCCAGCAACTGAGCCTCATCACCTGATCTATCCGAAGTGGGGCACGTTTGACCTGCCGGAGAACCTGATTGCGGTGTGCCACCACTGCCACTGCGAGATTCACGACAAGCCGGACTGAGGTGCGTGATGGCAGATACGACGCGACAAACAATCACGATAAGCTGGGTGCACATCGACAATGTCAAGACCGATCCGGTGCTTGCTGACATTTGGCCGGTGCACGCGTTGACGGTCGACGCGATCGCCGAGGCGATGCGTGAGCACGGGTACGACCGCGCCGAGCCGATCGTGCTGTGGCACGGCCGCGACGTGGTGGTCGACGGGCACACGCGCCTGGCGGCGGCGAAGGCGGCCGGCCTCGATCAGGTCTACGTCGCCAAGACCGAGTTTGCCGACGAAGACGACGCGGTGCTTTACGCGATCCAGCGACAGAAGAACCGGCGCAACATTGACCCGGCGCGGCTAGTCACGCTGGTGCCGGACATTTATGCGCGCATGAAGCGGCAACGCGGCGGAGATCGCAAGAGTCAAGAATCAAAAACCTCCATGGAGGTTTTTGATCGCAAGAACACGGCTCAAGAAGTTGCCGAAGTAGTAGGGGTATCTAAGGCTCAAATCGAGCGCATCGTGGCGATTGCCGACGAGCCGGAGCTGGTTGAGCTGGTGGCTCGCGGCGAGACGTCGATCCGGGCGGCCTACGACCAGGTGCGCGAGAACAAGCGGATCGCCGTCGAGGCTGCGACGACGTTCGAGCCGCCGGTCAAGCCGACGCCACAGCAGGCGCTGCCGGAGACCAAGCGGTACACGATCGACGAGGTCGGCGGCGCGGCCGTTCGCGGCGCCTACACGATCGCCGAGTGGACCGCGCTCGACGATCGGCAGCGTCACCAGCTGCTGACCGCGGCGCCGGCCGAAGCGGCTGCCCAGTTCAACCGGACCAACGACAACGTCGAGTGGGCGCTGTGGACGTGGAACCCGGTCACTGGCTGCCTGCACAACTGCCCCTACTGCTACGCGCGGGACATCGCGGCGCGCTTCTACCCGCAGGGTTTTGTGCCGGCGATCGTGCCTGGCCGCCTGCATGCCGCGCGCCACATGAAGGTGCCGGCCGCAGCTGCGACCAACCTCGGCGAAAAGAACGTCTTCGTCTGCTCCATGGCCGACCTGTTTGGCAAGTGGGTGCCGCAGGAGTGGATCGATGCCGTGCTCGCCGAGGTGCGCGGCAATCCGCAGTGGAACTTCCTGTTTCTGACCAAGTTCCCGCGCCGGTTGTCGCAGCAGGAATGGCCGGACAACGCGTGGGTCGGCACGACGGTCGACAAGCAGTTCCGGGTCGAGATTGCCGAGAAGTCGTTCCGCGATGTGCGGGCGGGCGTGAAGTGGCTGAGCTGCGAGCCGATGCTTGAACGGCTGACCTTTTCGTCGCTTGAGATGTTCGACTGGGTGGTGGTGGGCGGGTCGTCGAAGTCGACGCAGACGCCGGAGTTCAACCCGCCGATCGAGTGGTTTGAGCATCTGTTGCGTCAGGCGCGCGACGCGGGCTGCAAGGTGTACCTGAAGCCGAACTTTGTCAATCGGTGGCGGGAGTACCCCGGATTTGACGAGGTGACAACGGAGCACGGGATTGATACCGGGTGGGTTGATGGCGAGCCTGAGGTAGAGCGGTGATCGAGCTGGTGAAGCTGGAGGCGCGGCTGGTGCGGTTGGACGAGTTGATCCGGTTCCTGGAGCGGAACCCGCTGGTGCCGGGCGGGCAGCGGGAGTACGAGGCGGCGATCCGCGAGTACCAGTCGGTGGACGCGCGGATCGAGCGGTTGCGGAGGGAGTTGGCATGAGCGAGCGGTTTGCGATTCACCACGAGTGGGAGGACCTGCGGTTGAGCGTCGCCCTGGCGGAGGGCGGCGAGCTGGTGCGGGTGCAGATCGAGGACGAGCGCGAGGTGCTGGCGATCCCGATGGAGATCGATGCGCCGAGCGCGCGGCGGCTGGCGTACGCGTTGCTGGCGCTCGCTGAGGAGGTGGCGCAGTGACTGAGGCGAGGGGCGAGTACGTGACGACGGGGAGGCTGCCGGTGGTGTCACCTCCGTGCCCGGTGTGCGGGGTGGATCTGGCTCCGGAAGAGGTGTTTGCAGGGCTCTGCTACTTCTGCCAGCAGTGGCCGGCGCCGGTGATCGACGCGCACTTGCATGCGGACAACGAGGACCGGGAGCGGGTCAAGGTGCGGCTGATCGCCGTCGGCAACAACCAGTTCGAGTTCCGGATGTGCCGGGTGCGCGGCGACTGGGTCGAGGTGGAAGACACGAAGCACGGCATGGCGTTCTGGGTGGCGCTCCGGCATGTGGTGACGGTGTGGGAGGAGCGGGTGTGAGCAATCTCAAGTTCGAGCATTACCCGGGTGTTTGGCCGGCGTTTCTTGTTCGCGCTGACGTTGATCGGCTGAAGGCATGCCCTGAAGCGTGGGAGATCGTGACCACCGCCCAGAAGGTTATTGATCTGATGAACGCCAGCGCCGCGACCTATCGCAACGGCACCGAAGAAGTCCAAAGAGCGCTGGCCGAAGCCTATCTCTTGCCAATTAGGATCTTACTTCGCGAGGTTCAGGTCAGGGAGGGGATGCCTCGGTGATGCAGACGTTGCGGTGCTACTCGTGCGCGAGGTCGTTGCCGGACAGCGCGTTTCTGGAGGATGCGGCGCGAACGGCGCGACGGTGCCGGGCGTACTGGTGCCAAGCGTGCCAGGAGCGGGGCGAGGCGACGAGCGCGGACGATGCTGTTGCGGGCAACTACACGCGCTGGGCGCTCGATGACGACGGCGTGCCGTATCGGCTGCGCGGCTGATGGTGATCGAGGTGGTGGTGCCGATGACGCCGCCGCGGGAGTGCTCGCCGAATGCGCGGGTGCACTTCTCGCGCAAGGCGAAGGCGGCGCGCTCGCTGCACCAGGCGGCGGCGCTGGCAACGAGGGAAGTGCTCCTGGCTGACCCGCTCGGGCGGGACGCGCTGGCGAAGGCGCGGCGGATTTGCTACCGGCTGACGGTGTCGTGGGAGCCGGGGAGACGGGGGACGATCGACGAAGACAACACGCTGGCTTCGGCGAAGGCGCTGCTCGATGGGGTGGCGCAGGCGCTGGGGGTGGACGATCGGCGATTCCGGGTGCGCGGAGTCGAGATCGATCGGGTGACGCGGCGGGGCGTGACGGTAGTGACGCTCTGGCCGGAGGAGCAGGACCTGTGAGCCACGAGTTCAAGCGAATCGAGGAGTTCGTGGGGTGGGCGTACCGGAAGTTCGAGGTGGACGGTGCGAGCCTCGACCGGGTGGTGGACGAGGCGATGCGCTCGTTCGGGCCGGACGGGCAGTTCATCCAGGAGTTCGTGTTCGACGCGTGGAAGTTCTTCGCGATCGAGGCGATGACCGGGCACCAGCCACGGGCGGTGCCGGTGCTGCCGCTGCCGAACGAGAAGGTCGAGGTGGCGGTGGAGATCGACGAGCACCAAGGGAACGAGCGAACGCGGTTGACGGCGGCGCGGCGCCAGCGCCTGGTGGAGTTGGTGCGCAACGATGAGAAGCCGTGGGCGCGGTGGATGGAGCGACACCCGGAGAACGGCGTGCCGATGCGGCTGCTGAACATGACGAAGGAGCAGCTGCTGGCGGCGGCGACGATCCGGGACCACGAGAGCGCGGAGGCCAAGAAGCGGGCGACGTTGTGTCGCCGGGTGGCTGATCAGCTGGCGCCGGGGCAACGGGCGCGGGAGGTGATGACCGAGCAGGATCTCGAGCGGCTCGACGACGAGCTGGAGCCGAAGCCGACGCCGATTCGGGCGCTGGCGTAGCTGACAGGGAGAGGAACGACCATGAGCACGACGATGCAGAAGCCGCAGCTCTTGAACCCGGACGAGATCCACGGGATCTTCGACGCGCTGGACGAGGAGCTCTTCATCCGCTACCGGGTGGAGTGCCAGTTCACGGACAAGCTGATGGGGGGCACGCCGCAGAAGGCGGACCTGATCGCCGGCTGGATCCGGGCGCGGGCGGGCGTGGACGAGGACGCGGAGCTCGCGGCGATGGTGCGGCGGACGCTCGGCGAGATCGGGGTGGACACGCCGGAAGAGGCGACGCTCGACGAGATCATCGCGGTCTCGGAGAAGGTGGGGGCCGAGCGGCACGGCAACACGTTCAAGCGCGACGCCAGCGGGCTGTACATCGAGTCGCGGCAGGTGAAGGCGGGCTTCAAGGAGGCCACCTCGGTGCTCTTCGCCGGCGAGCGGTGGGGGAAGACGAAGAAGGGGCCGAAGAACGCGCTGAGCGAGTGGATCTTCGTCGAGGGGCAGCGCATCCACCTGGGGCGGACGGAGCCGGACGGGACGTGGACGCAGCACGGCGTGGTGAGCGGGCCGAGCGGGAGCCGGAGCACGCTGACGCAGTATGACTACGTGGAGCAGCCGCGGATCACGTTCGTGCTGAAGAGCCTGGTGGACCCGCAGACGGGGAAGGAGCGGATTGAGCAGGAGCAGTGGAAGCTGCTGCTGACGTATCTGCAGTACTCGGGGCTGGGGGCGCTGCGCTCGCAGAGCCACGGGCAGTTCAAGGTGATGGTGTTCCAGAAGATCTAGTCGAGGCGGAGATTGTCTGGCCGGCGGGGCGCGATGCGTCGCCGCCGGCCTTCGACACACAGCGATTCACGCCGATCGACGATTCACGCCAACGCACGACGTCCCGCCCGACTATTCAAGACTGCTCAATTCTCGCCCGGCCGACTTGTCTTCGCAGGTCATGCCCATGCGAGCGACTTTTCATTGCACCTCCTCGCCTGACTGTTGACTTCACGGGCCAGCCCCACACCCGACCTGCGACCTCACGTGCCATGGCACATCCTGATCATGCCGACATGTCGTTGCGACACCCGCCAAGGCACCACTACTGACGGGCCATGCCGAGACCGTGCGCCGCAGGACCCGCAGGCCGTGCCACGTGACTTGCCACGCCAGCACGACGCATGCCAGCAGCAGGCGACAATACGCGCCCATGCATCGCGTCCTCGCCATGCCACGTGACTTGCCGTAGCCAATCACCGCATGCCGACGCAGGCGACAATGCGAGCCGTCCCATAGCCTCTCGCATCCAGGCGGCGCCAGCGACGTCACACATCCCTGCGCGACCAGGCGCCACAAGCGACGTTGCATACCCGCGCATGCCGACTACCCGGAGCTGTTCTTTTCACTGCCGCTCGTGCCATTCGACAGGCCATATCGCCACGGGGACGCATCACTGACGAAACGCTCGACGGGCCTTCCCCAGCCGGCACAGGACTCGCCTGGCCTGGTCATTGCTGCCGACTTGTCATGTCTACCTGCCTCATGCCGTGTCTCTCCCAACGACTGGCCTAGACTTGCCGTGCCACTCGACGGGCCAACTCATCCCCGGGACCAGCCGTGTCCAACGCGATCGACTATGCACTTCAAGCCAGGACCCTTCGTGGCGACTAGCCAATTCCCAACCTGCCATTGCCAGCGACTGGTCATCTCACCGCGCGCCATCGCTTGGCTGCCGACTTGCCAACACATCACCGCACGCATCCTGACCCCCGCTGCCCGGTGCATCCGACTAGTCACCGCCACGCCAGTCCGTGCTCGACGCGCGACTTATCTACGCTCCGCCATTCGCACCTGAACAGCACAGACGACTAGCCAGCTCTTGTCAGGACGCACGACTACCCGGCCCGGGTCTCGCCATGGCTAGCCGTGCCTTGCGACTACGCAAGCCACGCCCGGCGCCGATCCGCACATCTCTAGCCGACGGGGCGCGGTGGGGTTGTCAGGCCTCGGTATGCTCGAGAGCAACGGCCCCGCTCCGCCCTGGGCACTGGACAGCCGGTGCTAGGGTGGAGACGGGGAACGCCGCGTGGTGGTTGGGGGCGGTGTGGGTAAGGGCAACTGGAGCCAGTGGACCAAGAAAAAGGAGCAGGAACTGCTCGACCAGCTCCGGAGCGGGAAGACCGTGGCCGGGGCTTGTCGCGCCTGCGGGGTCCAAACATCGACGTTTTATTTCCAGAAGCAGCGACACCCGGAGTTTGCCGCGGCGGTGGCCGAGGCCATCGACGAGGGCACGGACCATATCGAGGACGACCTGCTCGACCTCGGGCGCGATGGCAACGTCGTCGCGCTGCTGGCCACGTTGAAGGCGCGGCGCCCGGACAAGTGGCGCGAGAAGAGCACGCACGAGCACACCGGGCCTGGTGGCACCGCGCTGACGATCGTGATCGCCGAGCGCGAGGATGGCCCGCAGTGAGTGTGGCCGAGGAGCGGCGCTCGACCGTGGCCCTGTTCCCGCGTCAGCGGCGCTTCGTGACGAGCACCGCGGCCTATCCGGCCTACATCGGCGGCATCGGCTCCGGCAAGTCCTACGCCGGCGCCGCGAAGGTGCTGACGCGCATCGGGCAGCGGGGCGTGGGCACGATCTACGCACCGACGTACGCGATGCTGCGTGACGCGACCAGACGCACGCTGATCGACCTCCTGACGGCGCACGGGGTGCCGCACACGCTCCACAAGAGCGAGAACAGCATCACGATCCTCGGCACCGGGCACGAGATTCTTTGCCGCTCGCTCGACAACCCCGACGGCCTGCGCGGTCCGAACCTCGAATGGGCGTGGGTCGACGAGGCGGCGTACGTCACGCGCGAAGCGTGGCAGATCGTCAAGGGCCGCGTGCGCACCGGCGATCGCCCGCAGGCATGGGTGACGTCGACGCCGAAGGGGCGCAACTGGCTCTGGGAAGAGTGGGAGCGCGACGCCAGCGGGACCGAGTTCGACCCGCTGCATCCGCTCTGGCGGGTGCGCACCGACGAGAATCCCGAGCTCCCCGACGGCTTTGCGAAGAGCATCGGTTACAGCGGCGCCTTCGCGGCACAGGAGCTCGGTGGCGAGTTCGTCGCGTTCGAGGGGCTGGTCTACGCGCAGTTCTCGCGCGCGCGTCACGTGCGCCGGGTCGACGTGACCGGGTGGCGGACGATCGTCGCCGTCGACGTCGGCACCCGCAACCCGACCGCGATCCTTACCGTCCACCAGGCGGGCGACGAGCGCATTCACCTCGGGGCCGAGGTGTATCGCCGCAACATGGCGGCCGGCGAGATCGTGGAGACGATCAGGGCGGCAGTGGACGCGAGCCAGGCCGAAGCGGTGGTGCTCGACCCGAGCGCCGCGGGGTACATCCTCGACCTCCAGCGAGCCGGGTACCCAGCCGTGAAGGGCGAGAACGCCGTCGTCGAGGGCATCGGGCGCGTTGTCGACAGGCTCGAACACGGCTTCACGATCGACCCGTCCTGTGTCAACACCATCGCGGAGTTCGAGGCGTATCGCTACCCGGATGGGAGCAAGTCGGACAACGACAAGCCAGTCAAGGAGTTCGACCACGCGATGGACGCGCTCAGATACGCCGTGATGCATCTGAGCGAACCAGCGTTGTCGGGGAGGTTGTTTCTGTGAGTCGTATGCGTCGATACGCCGACACCGTCGCCCGAGCGTTCGTCACCGGTCCGGGCTCCGTCCCCGATCCTGGCATCGCCAACTACCTCGCGGGCTTCGGGCTCGAGCAGGAGTCGCGGGTCGACTATGGCGAGTACATCCAGACGAGCAACGCGGTCTACACCGCCGCGCGTATCCGCGCCTCGCTCCTCTCCTCGCTGCCGATCGTCGCCTACCGCGTCGGTCCCGACGGTCGCAAGGACAAGGTCACTGGCGGGCCGCTCGTCGAGCTCCTTTCGAAGGTCAACCCTTTTTGGACGTTCCAGCGGCTCGTCGAGATGACGGAGCTCAGCCTCTGCCTCTGGGGGTCCGCGTACATCTTCCTCGACCGGGGGACGAACCGACGCGGGCGACCGATGGAGATGTGGTGGGCGAGGCCGGACCGGGTCACCGTCGTCCCGGACAAAGAAGCCTACGTTAGCCACTTCCTCTACCAGGTCGGGAGCGATCAGGAGCCGATGCGCTTCGAGCGCGACGAGGTGATCTGGCTGCGCTACCCGAACCCGCTCGACGAGTTCGACGGGCTGTCGCCGCTCGCCTCCGCCGCGATCGCCGCCGACACGAGCCGGGCCGCGATGATCTCGAACGCCGCGATGTTCCGGAACGGGCTGCAGCTCGCGGGGGTCGTGCAACCGGCGAACGGGCAGACGCTCACCGAAGAGCAGGCGCGCGGGCTCGAGCAGTCGATGAGCCGCCGGTTCAAAGGCGCGGACAAAGCGCACCGGTGGGGCGTCCTCCGCTTCGAGGCGAAGTTCCAGCCGCTGAGCGTGACGCCGAAGGACGCCGAATACCTCGGCTCGCTCAAGTGGTCGCTCGAGGAGATCTGTCGCGCCTACGGCGTCCCCCTCGACCTCGTCGGCGGCGAGCGCACCTACGCAAACCAACAGGACGCGCGGCTCGCGATCTGGACGGACACGATCCAGCCGGAGGCGCGCTTCATCGCGACCGAGCTCACCGAGCAGCTCCTGCCGCTGTTCCCCAACGTCGCCGACCTCATCGAGTTCGACCTCTCCGGCGTCGCGGTGCTGCAGGAAGCAGAGGCGGCGAAGTGGGAGATCGAGAAGCAGAAGCTCGACGCGGGGGTGATGCTCCCGAACGAGTGGCGCGCGTCGAAGGGTCTCGACCCGGTGCCGTGGGGTGACGCCTGGTGGGCACCGACCGGGAGTGGCGGCCTCGGTCCAGTCTCCTCCACAGTTCCGCCGGTAAGTGCTGCGACGGCATTGTCGAACGGAACCTTGACTGTCAACGAGGTCAGACAGTCGCAGGGTCTCGAACCGGTGTCGTGGGGAGACGCATGGTGGGTTCCTGCTGGATCAATGCCAGTCACGTCCGGCGAGGTCCCAACAGCGCAGGAGCCGGTCCAGCAGCCGATCGACGACACGCCTATCGACGACGAAGACGACACGCCGAACGACCTCGACGACCTCGCGCGCTCGCACCGCGCCGTCGCCGACGTGGACCTGCGACCGACCGAAGAGGTCGCCGCCGTCGCCCGCCGCGCGCTCGCGTGGAAAGAGGAGGGGCGACCGGGCGGCACCGCCGTCGGTCTTGCCCGCGCGAACCAGCTCGCGAACCGGGAGCGCGTGTCGCCGGAGACGATCGCGCGGATGAAGAGCTTCTTCGCCCGGCACGAGATCGACAAGCAGGCCGAGGGCTTCAGCGACGGGGAGGACGGCTACCCGTCGCCCGGTCGCGTCGCGTGGGACCTCTGGGGCGGCGACCCGGGTCGCGCCTGGGCGGAGCGGAAGCAGCTCGAGATCGAGCGCGAACAGGAGGCCGGGCGGACGATCGTCGTCACCGGTCGCGAGTACGGCGACCCCGAACACGTCGAGCGGTTCGCCGCGTGGGTCCGCCGCCTCGAGCCGGAGGAGCGTCGCTTCGGGAACGCCGTCGCCGACCTGATGCGCCGACAGCGGCAGGCGGTCCTCGCCCGCGTCAAGAGCGAGCGCAGCGCGCGCACGATCGAGGATGCAGCCGAGAACCCGTTCGAGCTTGCGCGGTGGATCCGGGAGTTCCGCGTCGTGATGCGGCCGATATACCGCGACATCATCGCCGGCGCCGGACAGGATGGGCTCGCGCAGACCGGCGTCGGGATGGCCTTCGACGTGCTCGACCCGCGCGTCGTCAGGTTCATGGAGCGGCAGATCCAACGCTTCGCCGAAGAGGTGAACCAGACGACGTGGGACGCGCTCCGGGCGACGCTCGCCGACAGCATCGCCCAGGGCGAGGACGTGCTCAAGGCCGCCGACCGCGTCAATACGATCATGGGCGACCGCATCCGGTCGAGCGCGGAGGCGATCGCGCGGACCGAGGTCGGCGCCGCCGTCAACGGTGGGCAGGAGGAGGGCTGGCGACAGTCCGGCGTCGTCGGCGGGAAGCGGTGGCTGTCCGCGATCGACGACCGCACGCGACCCGACCACGTCGCCGCGCACGATCAGGCGGTCGCGATGGACGAGCCGTTCACCGTCGGTGGGGAGCGGGGCATGTACCCCGGAGATTTCCCGAGCGCGCGGAACGTGGTCAATTGTCGCTGCACAATGGTGCCGATCAGCGACACCGAGTGGGCGGCGATGAATGGGCGATCGTGAACGCGTCCTTTTTCTGGCCATTAGACAGGCACTGCTAATCTGTTTAGGGGCGATAGAGACCTATCTGGGGCTCGATCGCACAGTCGTTCCCCGCCGGAAGCGGGACGACGGGAGGCAGTAAATGCGATACATCCGTGGTGTGATTTCCCGTGCGGATACTCCTGAGAGCGAGGGGGCGCCGATCCGATTTGTCGCCTCAACAGAAGGTGTCGCCCGCGACGGCCTCGAGATCGGCATGGACGCCTGGAACCTCGACAATTACCGCCGGAACCCGGTCGTCCTCTGGGCGCACGACTACTCCGGACAGCGTCCCCCGATCGGTCGCGCCGACGTCTTCGTGGACGGCGATCGGCTCATGGCGGACGTCACCTTCGACCAGTCCGACGACTTCGCCCGCAGCATCGAGGCGAAGTACCGCGGCGGCTTCCTGCACTCCGTCTCCGTCGGCTGGGATACCCAGGCGATGGAGCCGAGCCCGGTCGCCGGTAGCCGTGGGCGCGTCACCCGCGCCGACCTCCTCGACATCTCCGCCGTCCCGGTCCCCGGAGACCCGAACGCCCTGATCGCGCGACAGGCTCGCGCGCTCGCGGCGATCGCCGAGGCCGTGGACGTTCCTGCGACGACGCCGGAGCCGACGACCGCCGGATGGTCGGGTACAGCCGCCGAGATGGTGGCCCTGTACCGCGACACGGCACAGGGTCGGGGCTACGACGTCGCCGATCGATACCGGCACCTTGCCCGCGCCTACGATCGCGCGGGGAAGATCGCGCCGGAGTACCTGGAGCCGGAGGCCCTCGAGGCCCTCGGCGTCGAGGGCGTTCGCGCCCTGTTCCTCGAGGGGGAGCCGGACATGTTCCCGGACGCCTTCGAATCCCGCGCGGGGGCCGTCCTCTCGCGGGAGAACCTCGCCGACCTTCAGGATGCCGTGAACGCGATCCAACGCGTGATCGAGCGCGGCATGAAGGCGAAGAGCGGCGACTATGACGAAGACGACATGACCCCGCGCGCTGCGGAAGCCGCCGTCGTCGAGACCCCGGACGAGGTGCTTACCCGCATCCTGTCCGCTATCAAGGAGAGCTAACGTGTCCGATAACGTTGTGAGCGACATCGTCGCCCGTATCGAGTCCATGAACGCCGAGACCCGCGCAGCGGTGTCCGACGATCGCATCCGCCAGGTCGTCGAGGGCATCCTCGCCGACGGCGAGTTCGCCCGCAAGATGCGCTTCGGCAGCGGCGACTCCCGCCTGATCGGTTCGAAGTTCAGCCGCCACGGGCTGGGCGCGTCCGACATCGAGTTCCTGTACGACCTCATGTCCGCCCGCTCGCGCGCCGGTATCGGTCGCGGCCCGTCGGAGGAGCTCGAGGGCGCGTTCCGCGCGATCTCCGATGCCCACTACCTGAGCGAGGACGAGATCAAGCGCATCGACGGGCGCGCGCTCGAAGAGCTCTACCCGCGCGTGAACAAGAAGCAGGCGCGCGCTCTCGAGGCCGCCTACCGCGCAATGGACACCGCCGAGACCGGCTTCGGTTCGCAGCTCGTCGGCGCGCAGTACGTCGGCGATTTGTGGGAAGCCGCCCGCCCGGACTCCCGCGTCTTCAACCTCATCGACACCTTCGAGATGACCGCGCCGACCGCGTACCTGCCGGTCGAGGTGGACATCCCGGAAGTGCTCCTCGTCAGCGAGAACACCGCGAACAACGCGAGCAACTACACGACCACGAAGACGGGCTCGCAGCGCGTCGCGGTGTCGGCGTCGAAGTTCGTCATCCACCAGATGTGGAGCGGTGAGCTCGAAGAGGACAGCATCATCCCGTTCGTCCCGTTCCTGCGCGCGCAGGCGGCGAAGGCGATCGCCCACTACTCCGATAGCCTCGTCCTCAACGGCGACACCACGAACGCGGGCACCGGCAACATCAACCTCGACGACGCCGATCCCGCCGACACGAAGCACTACCTTGCGTTCGACGGCATCCGCCACGCGGCGATCGTGGACAACACCGCGAACCTCCTCGACGCCGCCGGTGCGCTCGCGTTCACCGACCTGCGCGACGTTCGCGGTCTGCTCCTCGACCCGACCCGCCTGACCGACTGGGGTCACCCGACCGACATGAACGACCTGGTCTACGTCGCGGACCCGCAGACGGCGGACCACATCGCGACGTTCGACGAGGTCATCACCGCTCGCCAGTACGGCGCGGGCATCAACGCCGACCTCCTCAACGGCGAAGTCGGTCGCATCATCGGGCACCCGGTGGTCGCGTCGATGGCGGTGTCGAAGACCGAAGCCGACGGCAAGGTGAGCACCACCGGCGCGAACAACACCAAGGGGCAGGTCGTGGTGTTCAACCGCCGCGGCTTCAAGGCGGGCTGGCGCCGGCGCGTGCGCGTCGAGGTCGAGCGCATCCCGGCGACCGACCAGACCCGCATCGTCTACAGCATGCGCATGGGCTTCGGTCGCTTCACCCCGACGGGTGCGGCCTCCGGCATCGAGTGCGCGGCGGTTATCTACAACATCGCCCTCTAGAGGCTCTAGGAGGCCCTAGGAGCGACGATATCGTCGCCCTAGGGTCTCCGCATAGGGAGGCAATATGCCGACGATTACACGAGATATGAGCAAGGGGCAGCTCGTCGCCCTCGCGTTCGGACAGGATGCGGTCGCCGCGTCGCAGACCGACGTCCAGCTCCCGGTCGCGATGGCCGAGGCGTCGATGGTCGTCACCGGCTACGTCGCGCCGTGGGCCGGTCGCGTGGTCGCCGTCGCCGCGTCGCTGTCGGCTGCCGCGACGGCGGGCACGCTCACCGTCGGCGCGACGTTCGGCGGGACCGAAGACGCGGATACGACGATGACGATCGCGACCGAGACCGAGAAGTCGGTTCGGGTCCTCCGCACCGCTGCCGAGTTCGCGGCGGGTGCGGTGATCGGCTGCGAGATCACGTCGAGCGCGACCTGGGACGGCACGACCGCCGACCTCGCCGCGCAGGTCTACGTCGTCTACGACGTGGAAGGCATCTAGTGCAGATCACCGGCGGTGCGCCCGGATCGGGTGGCGCCGCCGGCGCGATCTTCATGACCAGGGAGATCCGATGCAGTACCGCGTGAACCACCGATACAAGTCGCCGGGCATCTCCCTCGAGGCGGGCACCGTTGTCGATCTCGACGAGGAGACGGCGGCGTTCCTCGAGCGCGACTCGCCCGGGGTCCTCTCGCCGGTGGTCGCTGCGCGGGACGTTGCCGAGCCGATGCAGACGCGACAGGTGACGGCTCCGACCGGTCGCCGGTCGCGGACGACCACGGGAGGCTAGCCGATGGCGGACTACGCGACGCTCGCCCAGGTGAAGGCCCGGCTCTCGCGGACGGACGATCGCGACGACGCGACGATCACCGCGCTGATCACCGCCGCCTCTCGCATGGTCGAAGAGATGACGAACCGGCGATACGACCAGACCACGGAGACGCGCTACTTCACGCCGTCCGGGACGTACTGGACATGGATCGACGACCTCGTCTCGGTGACGAGTGTCGCGACCGACATCGACGGCAACCGCACCTATACCGAGGTGTGGACGGCGAACGACTACGAGCTCGAGCCGGTGAACGCCGCCGGGCGGAGCTGGCCATACACGACGCTCGCGATCACTCCGCAGGGGACGCGCTCGTTCCCGGTGCTTCGGCGCGGGGTCCGCATCGCGGGGGTCTGGGGCTGGCCCGCTGTCCCGCAGCCGGTGACCGAGGCGACGATCCTCATGGTCATCCGGCTGTTCAAGCGCACCGACGCGCCGTTCGGGATCGTTGGCTCGACAGACCTCGGCAACGTCGCGACGCTCCCGCGCGTCGATCCCGACATCGCCGCGATGCTTGCGCCCTACCGGCGCATGATCCTGGAGCCGATCTAGTGGCGGGGGAGTTCGAGGTCCGGATCGAGATCGAGGGACTCGACAAGCTCAAGAGCAAGCTGAAGAGCAAGACCGCCGCCGGTCCGGCTCGACGGTTCCTCACCCGGTCCGGGAACGAGATCATCGCGAAGGCGAAGCCGCTCACGCCGGTCGACACCAACACGCTCCGCCGGAGCATCGACAAAGAAGTCGCGACGACGACGCCGGTTCCGACCTACGTCAAAGTCGGCACGAACGTCGAGTACGCGCCGTTCGTCGAGTTTGGACGCCCGCCGGGCAAACTCCCGCCGAAGAGGCCGATTGAGAAGTGGTACCGGCGAAAGACTAAGGCGAAGAAAAACGATGATGTTTCGGCGGCGGTGACGGCGATCCGGTGGAAGATCGCGAAGAAGGGAACGGAAGAGCAGCCGTTCCTCCGCGACGGCTTCGAGCAGGCGGTCCCGATGATTCAGCGGCACGTCTACACGTTCGCGGACGAGCTCGAGGAGGCGTATCGCCGTGGCAGTTCCTGACATCATCCGCGAGGTCGTCGCGACGGTCCGCTCCCTCCCACTCCTCGGCACCGCCTACGACGCGCCGGTCGATCAGGTCTACGGACCGTGGCCCGCGATCGTCGCCTACCC